TTAAAAACCAATTTTTTAATATTTTATGAATAATTATTTTTGGTTAGAAAATATATCCATATTATTCAATATTTCAGAAGGTATTATTCCTAATTCTCTCATGACTTTTGAAAATCAATTAAATGCTTTATCTCGATTAGTTATTATTTTATTTTTCATCTTGTATTTTTATAAATTTTCTTATGATATTCATTTTTTAATTATGGGATTAACATTAATTATAATGTCATTTTTTTCTTATAAATATTATTTTAATAAATTAATTTCTGAAAAGAAAAATATGATTGAATATTATGGTAAAGTAGATAGTGTTTTAGAATATCCTAAAATAGATTGGAATTATCCTTCTTTTAATTTTGTTAATAATATTGATTCCATTTATCATCATAAAAATAATGATTTATATAATTTACAAATAAAAGATTCCTCTGTATCAAATGCTTGGTGTCCCTCTAATCAATCTATTGATAAAACTTATTCTTTAAATCATTCATTAGTAGGAAATGCAAATCCAAAAACATTTGTGAGACCCATTATACCAAATCCTATCTATGATGCAGATACATGGTTATTAAATGATTTTGTTATACCTACTGGTATTAATGATCAAAAAAGACAAGAATTATATCAAAATGGTTATACAAGTATTAATCGAAATAAAGAGAATCATTTAATTGAAAATTATCAATTGAATAATATTCCAATTAATAATGTATATAACAATCAAATGAATGAAATACAACAAAATTATAGATATAATCAAACTAATTATAATAAACCATCATCCTCTATTGATTTATCCTGTGGTTATCATCCTATTAATTTAGATTATAATCTACCAATTAATTATAATTCTACTGAATGTCAAAGAACAAATGAAATGAAAGAATATAATAAAAATTTATTTTCAATACCTATTCAACCAAATATATATACATCTTCTCAAATTAATCAACCTTATTCAAGTATGTATAATTTAGGAATATCAGAAACAGATCCATTTCCTCCTGTCAGAACTTTATATGATTCTAAAAATAATAATTATATTTATCAAGAATATTTACCATCTCTTCAAAATGAAGATATATCATCATCTTATCAAAATAAAGACATATCAAGAAATGAAATATATGATCCACGATTAACAGGATATGGAACCTCTTATCGTTCTTATATAGATGAAATGACAGGACAACCGAGATTTTATTATGATGATATTAATCAACAGACTCAACCAAATTATATTAGTAGAAATAATTTAGATATCTATTCTTTTGCACCACAAACGGGAGCTATTGGAAATTCAAATATAAATGGATATGAAATGAGAGATATGGCTAATAATAATTATATGAATAATCAATTACAATTTAGAACAGAATTACAACAGAGATTAATGCATAAAAATAATAATAGAGAATGGCAACAAAGACAAGCACCTATATCTACCAATAATACTTGGTCTAGAGGAGGAGGAACAATGAGTGGTAGTTTTAGATAAATAAATTAAAAGAATAATATAATAAAAATAAAATGTTTTCTTGGAGATTATATATATATTTAATTATAATAATAATAGTATCCATCTATCAAAAAAATATACATGATAGTGAAAAAAATATTCATTATGAATTTTTAGAAAAATTTTGTCCTGAAACAATAGAATTATGTTATTTTGATAATGGATTTGCTGGATATTGGTATAATGTAAATAAATCAGATCACTGTTATATTATATTATGTGGTACTATAAATGATTTTTATAAAGATTATAAAAATTATTTTGAATTTATAAAATTATTTCCTAATGATCAAATTTTATTTATAGAAAGTCCTATTTCTTTTTGTAAAAATAATGGTCCTTCTATAAAAATGATAAATCATTCATATTGGAATGAACAATATTTGACTTGTTTAGAAAATTTATATAGAAAACCTTATTGGAAAACAATGTCTTTTATAGGTATGGATACAAGTTGTTTATATATTTTATATCTTTCAATAAAATATAAATGTGAAAAAATTTTATTATTTAATTGTCCTAAATATTCTTGTAATTTTATTAATGATGATGATTCATTAAATATTGATTTTATTATTACAAAAATATCTTTAAATACACCTATAATATTTTTTCATACAAGACATAATCCTAAAATATCTTATTTAGAAAGTTTATATCTATTTAAAAAGATTGAATTATTTCATCCAAATTCCAAATGGTTATTTTTACAAGGTATATATAATCAATGTTTATTATCTATAGAAAATAAAGATATAATATTATCAAATTTATAATTTATATAAATCATAGATAGATTCAATATTTTTTAATTTAGAATTATTATTTTTAATCATTATTTTATGATTATCATCTGACCAAATTAAAATAGGTTGAAATCTCTCCAGTAGTTGTTTTAATATTTTTCTTTTTTTATAATGTAATTGTAATATTTGATCTACAAAATCTTTTTTTTTAAAAGAAACTTCTAATAATTGATCTACTGGCATTGATAATAATTTTAAATAATAATATCGATCAATTCTTAAAATATCTCGATGTCTATAAAAATAATCAGGATCTTCTAATTTATCAAATAATTTTCCATTATCTTCTAAATCTTCAATCACAAGATATTCAATTCGACTTCCTATTTCTATTGGAAATCCTCTATTATTACATTTCATTGCTAATTGTACATGAGCTGGTTTAGATCTATTTAAATAAGAAATTAACCAAGATTCTTTATTTTTATATTTTTGGATCAAATCATTTTCATTTAATGATTCAATATCTTTATTCCATTGAATTATATTAAATATATCTGAATGATACTGAATACCTAATGATTGTAATCTTTTCATACATTTTTTTTCATCAACAGGTAATATTTTATTTTTATAATCTTTATTATATATTTTAGAAACAACAAAATTCTTTTTTTTGGAATGATATATTGGATCCCAAGAAAATAACGCTAAAATTCTATCCACTATTTCATTTAATATATCATTTTCTTTAAAACCATCCATAATTTGACGTACTAAATGTTCATAAAAATCTCTAATAAATTTACAATTATCTCTTCTTGCTAATAATACTCCTCGAATTGTTAATGATTCATCTATAATTCCTTTATCATCACAAGTATAAGCCATATATCTTTTTTTTGTCAAGATTAAAAATTTTTGATATAATTTATCTTCAAAAACTAATTTCATTGGACTTGGAAATAATTTTAATAATTCGGTTTCTATATATTTTGCTTTATTCCATACAAGAGATGCTTTTTCCATGGATGAAAAATGACAATAGATACTATCTGTATTTTTTACAATTAAATTTCCAATACCTGCATGAAAACTTCCATCTTTTGTTTCTATATCATATACATAATTAGTCGTAACTCCTATACATTCAATATTTGTAATTTTCCCACATTCATTATTTTCATTTGAAAATATCATATGAAATTTATCATCTTTAATTCTACATTCAATATATGGATATTTTTGATATAATAATAAATATATATATTGTAATTCTATTTTATATTTTTTCCAATCTCCTAAATATACTAATCCCTCTTTATATATTTGAAAATTTTGAATAATATTATTAGAAAATGTTTTTAATAATAAATCTCCATTAAAAAAATTATTTGAATTAAATGTCGCACTAATATCCCCTATTTTTATATCTTTTGGTTTTATTAATTCTCTATTTTTTAATATTAAAGAATGATCTTCTGTTACTTCTACAATTCCACTTGTAGTCCATATTCGATATAATTTTTTAGTAGTCCAATGTCTAATTATTTTTTTTAATCGCGTCCATCCTGATAAACTCATTATATTCCAATTCATATTTTCCATTTCAATTTTCTCTTTTCCTGTTCCTTCTTTTTCAAATTCAGGATATTCATTTTTATTTTTTTCATATATTTCAAACCATTTTTCTATCGTTTTTATTTCTATTCTTCCATATTCATTTTTTAATGTTATAGGTGTATCTCCTACCACTGAATCACCATATATTAATTGTCCTTTATGATTTGATTTTACATATTCAGCTGCTTTTTGTATATTCATTCTTCCCATTGCAGTAACTGACATGGCTCCTTCCATTAATGGTACATATCCTTTTTGAAATCCCATAATTCCATATGCACTATTTGCTGATAATTTATAAGCTAATTGTTGTTTATCATAAATAGCACTTAATAATTCTTTTTTTGGATCATTCTTTATTTCTTTCATTTTTTTTTTAATAATAGCTCTCTGTTCTAATAAATGAATTAATAATCTTGGCATTACTCCTTTTGGTTCTTTTTTAAATACATAACGATGATGTTTACATACCATTTTATTATTACTTTTTGTTAATTTTTTTTTATTTATATCATGTTCACAATTAATATGATCATCCCATTCTACTATATGACATTCATTTAAATCCACTTTAGATTCATCTTTGACTAATGTTGAATAATCTATATTATATGCAATAATAGTTGTCGGATAAAGTGAACTAAAATCAAATGGTACTACCCATTCATAAATTCCTGGTTCAGGTGGAAATACAAATGCACCTGTATATCCTCCAACATCAGTCTCTTTTTTAGAAACTGATTCTACTATTCTATTATCTTGATAACATTGTTGAAATAATTGGGAATAAACTTTTATTTGTTGTCCTTTTGTAAATAAATGCATAATTGGTACATTACAAATTTTCGCCATTTCTGATAATCCAATCCATAAATTCAATAAATTATATAATTTTAATACTAATAATGAATCTTGTATACAATATTTTCCACATTCTCTTAATTTTTCTTTTTTCTTTTCTAATACTCCTTCTTCATAGGCTTTAAATATATCTCTAGCTGTTAATGGATCTTTAGTTTCTCCCAAAAAATAAGTTGAAACTGTTTTTAATTTATAATTAGAAAATTTATATTCTCTTCTAATTACAGGTAATAAATCAATCCATAATCTACCTTCTGTCTCTAAATAATGAAATTCTTGATATGAATAACCTTTTGATGACCATGATATCGTTTTTTCTGGTGAATGTTTATAAATTGGAAATCCCATAATATCAAATTCATGATATATTTTTAATAATTTACTTCTTTCAATCATATATGGTATATCAAATCCAAATATATTATATCCAATACATATATTTATTTCATATTCTTTAACAAGTTCTTTAAATTTTAATAATAAATCTTTTTCATTTTCAAAACAAAAAATAATATCTGTATTGGATATTTTATCTATTTTTCCTAATGTTAATAATATTTTCTTGATTTCTTTTTTATTTTGAATACAACAACTAATTTGAAATATACAATCCGATTCATTTTTAGCATCAGGCATTCTCATACTATTTGATGAATATACTTCTAAATCAAATGATAATACATATGGATCTGGCATTCCTAATTCTATTATTTTATCTTGATTTACACTTTTTAAATCTTCATAATCTATTTCATATTCTCTATTATTTAAATCTGTTATTGTATTTTTACATATTATAGGTCTAAATTCTATCCAACCTGCTGATGGTAAATTTTTAGATACTAAAAATTGTAATAAACATGGTACATCATATTCATGGCATTTTATTTCATATTTTTTACCCATTACTCGAATCATTTGATTATGTAATTGATAATATACATTTTTTCTCTCTTGTATTGATTGAAATCTTATTTTAAAAAATGGTTTTTCTTCATTATCTTGCCAATAATATAATTTTTTTCTATAACATATATAAAATGTCTTTTTCTGTAATATTTTACATTTTTCTATTATTTGATTTTTAAATATTGTTTTTGAATTCATCCAATCTACATCTTTAATTTCTAAATATATCCATGGTTGAAATCTTGTTATATGAATTACATGTGTTTTACCTTTTTCATCTAATATATATGCTCTAATCTTTAATTCTTTTAATCCTTGATCATTTATTTCATCTTCAATATACCAATAATAAACGTATCCATACATTATATTTATTATCTAATTATTTAATTTTGTTTTTTATAATCATTTTTTTCATTTAAATATTAAAAAGATTTTTTTAATACCATATTATTATTATCTATCTCTAATATATTAAATGATTTTACAAAATCTTTAAATCTTTTATATCCATAATTAAATTCATTAAACAATGGATCTTTATTTAATAATTTTATTTTTAAATAACTTAAACTACATTGATTATTTATATTTAGTATATTTAATATTTGAGTTAATATATCTTCTTTAAATAAAGGTTGATTTTCATGATCTAATATAATAAATTCGGAACAAAAATTTTTTAATGTTTTTGAAGTCGATTTTTCAAAACATGATATTCCTATCACTGTCTTGTTTTTTTCAATTATTGTTTTACATATTTCTTTAAAATCTATATCTCCTGATACTATTACATATGCATCTATTTTATTATTTTGATATAATATAGCTGTTATATCTATAATCATTTTCATATCACTGGAATTTTTATGTTTTTCTCTCCATGCTTGAATTGGCTCTATTCCATATTCTAAACACGT